AAAAAACTTATCGCCGCAAGGCTTCCAAGCGTACTTTCAAAAGAAAGTCATACGCTAAAAAGAGGTCTCCTCTTAAAAAGATGATTCGTAGGGAAATCGCCCGTGGTCGTGAGAATAAAACGAAACAGTTTTATCAAAATAACGACCCTATTCTTGGGACTGATGATTCAAGTTTATTGGATCTTACCATATTTCCCGTTGCTCCTGATTCTGGATTCCTCCAGATTGATCAGGGTGTAGCTCAAGGTTCTCGTATCGGAAATGAGATTACTACCAAGAAGCTCATATTCAAGGGAACCATTATTCCGCTTCCTTACAATGCTGCCACCAATCCGAATCCTCGTCCCATGCAGGTGAAGATGTGGTTTCTGTATGATAAGACAGATCCTACCGGTGTTCCTACTCCAGCTACGAACGGAGATTTCTTCCAGTTCGGTGGTTCTAATGCTGGTTTTACTGGAACCCTCTCTGATTTATGGAAGCCTATCAATACCGACCGTTACGCTGTCCTTGCTCAGCGTGAATTTAAGGTTGGTTATGGTAACTATGTTGGAACTTATTCTAGCATTCCTGCCCAGGAAGGTGCTCAGTTCTACAATAACAACGACTTTAAGTTGAACTCCAACTTTAAGTTTGATTTGACGAAGCATATCCCTAAGAGGATCAAGTATAATGACAATGACTCTGATCCCACTACTCGTAGTTTGTTTTGTTTGTGTGTTGCTTACAACGCTGATAACAGCGAAATTGTTGTTGATCGCGTCCAGGCTAATATGTCCTGGATGCTTGATTACACTTATGAAGATGCTTAAATAAGAAAATTTAGTACGAACCGTAGTAATTTTATTTGTGCATAGTGGGGCCGAACAGGCCCCGCATAGAGAGTGCGTGCGGCCGCCGCCGCTAGGACCCTAGAGTGCCCCCCGGCGAGGGGCCTGCCAAGTGTCTAGACCCAGATGCCGCGCGGCGAGCGCTAGGTATAGAACTAATCTTAACTTGGGCCGTACAGGCTTAACCCTTTCTAGTTCCTAATAAGTCTAGGAAGTCTAGGAGGTCTGGGAGAGGCGCAGCCGTAGTATTACCCCAGACCTTTTGAGATGAGACGTGAGACGATTCTCATAATTATTAAAAAATGAGTCGAAGTCGTAATTTTTGTTTCACTCTGAATAACTATTCAGAAGCCGATTTAGAACGATTGCTTGATGTTGATTGTAAGTATGTCGTTATCGGCAAGGAGATTGGTGAGAATGGAACGAATCATCTCCAAGGCTATTTTAGCTTTAATCTCCAGAAAACTCTTGCTGCTTGTAAGAAAGTTGATGGGAGAGCTCACTGGGAGATTTGTAAGGGTCTTCCCAGTCAGAACCGTGCGTATTGTATTAAGGACGGCGATTTTACTGAGAAGGGATCCATTCCAGCGGATCCTTCGAAGAAGGGAGAAGGTGAGAAACGACGTTGGGAGGATGCCTTCGAAGCTGTTAGAGATAATCGCATTTCAGATGTTCCTGCTGATATCAAGTGTCGTAACTTGAAATCAATTGAGTATGCAGTATTGCGCCAAGCTCAGTCAGAGAGACCATCTCTTGTCAATTTGGAGAAACTTGATAATGAGTGGCATTGGGGACAACCTGATTGCGGTAAGTCCGAAGCTGCAGAGCTTACCGGTCAGACCTTTTGGAGGAAGCCTGCTAGATCCAAATGGTATTGTGGCTATCAGTTTCAGGATATTATGTGTATTGACGACATTGATCCTGAGTCGAAGAACACTGCCCAGTTTTTGAAGCTTTTGGCTGATAAGTATCCCTTAACTGTTGAGTATAAGGGAGGAAGTATGTTGGTTCGACCCAAGCGGATTTTTGTTAGTTCAAATTATCACCCCAGTGATATTTATAGTGGTATTGATTTGGATGCTATTGTTCGACGTTTCAAAGTCGTACAACATTTTTTTGATCCTAATCATCCAAGTCGTCATAATAAATAGAAGATTATGGCTTACCGTAAAAAAACTTATCGCCGCAAGGCTTCCAAGCGTACTTTCAAAAGAAAGTCATACGCTAAAAAGAGGTCTCCTCTTAAAAAGATGATTCGTAGGGAAATCGCCCGTGGTCGTGAGAATAAAAC